AACACGGGCAACCGCAGCGCCGCCACCAACACGGGCGACTACAGCGCCGCCACCAACACGGGCGACTACAGCGCCGCCACCAACACGGGCAACCGCAGCGCCGCCGAAGTTAATAAAGGCGAGCAATCGATAGCTTGTGCTCTAGGCATTCAAAGTAAAGCGCGAGCCAGCAAAGGAAATTGGATCGTCGTCGTTTTTCGCACCGACGAAGGAAAGATTAAACACATCAAATCGGCCCAGGCCGGCGTAACCAGAGGGATAAAATCCGACAAGTGGTACACGCTAAATTCCAAAGGAAAATTCGTGGAGGTCAAAGATGCATGAGATTTTTGTTTTCGGATCGAACCTAGCCGGACTTCACGGGGCCGGATCAGCTGCCGAAGCTCACAAAAATCATGGGGCAGTATGGGGTCGTGGCGTTGGTCCATACGGTAACAGCTACGCCATACCGACGAAGGATAAGGCGATAAGGACGATGCCGCTGGAAGAGATCAAGCGCTATGTCGATCAGTTCATAAAATACGCTCAGGAACACAAAGGCATGCGCTTTCGCATCGTCGCCATAGGCTGCGGCCTTGCCGGGTATAGGCCTGAGCAGATCGCTCCAATGTTCCGACATGCGCCGTCGAACTGCATTCTTCCTCTGGAATTTACATTGGTGGGCGCCGATGCATAAATCGTTTTGGATTGGTCTTTCGATGCTGCTGGTGGGTGTAATTTTTGGCCTTGGGCTTTCGGCCAGCACAATCGAAAGCGTCAACGTCGGCGGAGATCATCGCGACTGCATCAAGGAAAACAGATGAGCGGCGAACGCACATATAACTTTCACGACCTGCAGCAAGAATTGCCGCATTATTCGGATAATACTCTATACCAGCGCATACATTCACTCGGCATCAAGCGCCCGGTGGGAAGCAAGAAGTGGACTTTTACAAAAGATATTTTTGATAAAATATTGGAGTCATTTACATGTCGCTTATCCCTCCCGGAAAACGGGGAAATAAATTCTGGTACGCCCGAGTGCAGGTCAACGGACAGCGCGTTGAGGTCTCTACGGAGACGACAGACAAAGGCGCTGCTCGCCGGTTTGAGGCAGAACTTAAAGCAAAACTTCTCAGGAATGAGCGGGTAGGGGACGACGTTATGTTTGCCGTAGCTGCCGATCTGTACATGAACGCAAAGCTCTCTGAGGATAGTTACGACCGCGTCGTTATTGAGCGCATAAAAAAGCTTCTTCCCAAGCGATTGGTCGGTTCCATCGTCCAGAACGATCTGGTCGATTGCGCAAAAATTCTTTATCCCGATTGCATGCCTTCGACATGGAACCGCTGGATTGTTAAGCCTATATCGGCCATCGTTAACTACGCAGCAAAGAATAAATGGTGTTCTCGTGCAGAGTTTGAACGCTTCGAAGAGGATGAACCGGTGACAAGAGCCGTAAGCATGGAAACGGCCGCTCGCATCGTCAGCACGCCAATGAAGCGTGATCAATTCGTTCTAGTGTTGTGGCTGTTCCGGCTTGGCACGCGCATCACCGATAGCTTAAAAGCCCTATGGGAAAACCTCGATTTCCGCGCACGCACCATCCAAATGAGGATAGGAAAAAAAAGAAAATGGCGTAAATTTCCTATAGCCAGCGACCTATTTTCAGAGCTTCTGCGCCATTGCTTTTTTGCCACCGCCATCTTGATCTGCGGCGCGAAGCGCAGCTACCAGTTCCGCCGTTACCGCGATACGCAAGAGCGGATTTTCACCTGGGGCAGCAAGGGGAATGTCTACGACTGGCTTAATCCCATTATGAGGGCCGCAGGGATACGCTTCACGCCTCACATGGCTCGTCACAGCGTCGGCACCTGGCTAAACGCCCAGGGTGCCGGCCAGCGCACCATCATGAGCGCTCTAGATCATTCCGACCTAAGAAGTTCTGCGCGTTATCAGGATGTTGATATAGAATTGCTCAGGGCCGAGGGCGAGAAGATTGGTCAACTGCTGAAAAGTGGGGGAAGAAATGGGGGAAAGAGTGAATAAGCCTTTTATTTGCGCTACTGAGTATTGCCCTCCGAAGGCAGGGGTTGCGAGTTCGAATCTCGCCGGGTCCGCCAACTTAATCAACAAAATCAGAACTAAAACAACGTCGCGCATAAATGCGATGTTCTCTTTTTTCCCCGTTTTCCACCACATTTCACGATCAGAGTGGGGGAAAAAGTGGGGGAAGAAAATGCGCACCATTGCAGGTGTCGCATGATCATAAGCGATACCTGGCCGCTCGCCAAAATAAACAATCTAAGGTCGCTTTGGGGCCTGGGATGGAGCGCTGCGCGCATCGCAAAATCAATCGGAAAAACCAGAAACGCAGTAATAGGAAAAGCCAAGCGCATCGGTCTTTCGCGGCGTCCCTCGCCGATCATACGTGAAGGCGAATATAAAACTTATAGCCCGAGCCGAGTAAGTGCATGGCATCCCGAGGATGACGAGATGCTGCGCGATCTTGCAAAGCGCGGGCATAGCGAAAGAGAAATCGCTTACGAGATGGACATTGATCACGTTCGGGTTCACCGCCGAGCAAAGAAGCTTGGCATTACGTTGAAAAAAGAAAAGCGCACGCGCTCATCATATCTTTCGCGAGAAACCCGAGCATCGGAATTGCAGCTGAAGAGGCCAGAATATTACGGCGACCCGACTGTTTTCGCCGGCGTCGGCATATCTCTCTTTCTCGCCGGAGCAAGGAATTGCCGGTGGCCGCTGGACGGCCTTGGCGCCGACGGCATGCCGCGCTGCTGCGGAAATGAAATGCACAGTGATGGTCCTTACTGTGTTGATCATGCGCGAAGAGCCTACAACGGTGAGACCAAAGCTCAGGCGGAGGCTGCATGAGCGTTAAAATCCTGCAGGGAGATTGCCGAGAGATCATGAAACGCATGATCGATTGTGGAACACTAGTCGATTGCGTTGTGACATCTCCGCCATATTGGGGACTTCGCGATTACGACGTGGAAGGGCAGTTAGGACTCGAAAAAACGCTCGGTGAGCACATCGACGTCATGGCCGAAGTTTTCGATCTGGTGCGCGAATTGCTCAAGCCAGAAGGAACTTTGTGGCTCAATTACGGTGATTGTTATGCTACGACCCCGAACGGCCGCAGCGCTGCCGATACCAAGGCCGCCGGCAATGATGATCGGACGTTTCGAGATAAGCCATTTTCCACTGTAGGACCCATATATTCTGGACAGCATGATATTTGGCCGAGGGGTCCAGGAGCGCGTCGCGGCGGCGGCAATGCTTCAAGCGGACCTGTCTATAAGGCTGATTTCCACAAAAAATCGCGTCAGACTTTTACAGCTGCCGACAAACAACGTCGCGTTGAACATGGTGGTCGTGTCGTTGTCGGCGGCTATTTAAAGCCAAAAGACCTCTGCATGATCCCAATCCGTCTGGCGATCGCGCTGCAGGAAAGGGGATGGTGGATACGATCAGAAATAATCTGGCATAAGCCAAACCCTATGCCGGAGTCGGTATATGATCGTCCCACCAGCGCTCACGAAAAGATTTTTCTGCTCACAAAACAGGAAAAATATTTTTACGATTCCGATGCTGTCCGTCTTCCACCTTCGCAGTCCTCCATAGATCGCCTATCGCAAGATATTGAAAATCAGAAAGGCAGTAAGAGAGCGAACGGCGGCAAAAAAACGAATGGTGCCATGAAGGCTTGCTTCGGCGGACGCAGAAAATCATCAGGATATAAAACAACCAGACATTCCGGTCGCGAGGATGATGGCTCCTATATCAAAAACGGCGTCAACCTGAGAAATGTATGGACGATTGCGCCGGCTGGATTTGATGATGCTCATTTTGCGACCTTCCCGACCGAGCTTGTCGAACGTTGCATTAAGGCAGGTTGCCCGACAGGCGGCATAGTATTTGATCCGTTCGGCGGCGCGGGAACAACCGGCCTGGTTGCCGATCGCCTGCAGAGGAATGCAATCCTGATCGATCTCAATGTAAAGTACGTCGATATGGCGCGAAAACGCATTGTCGGTGATGCGCCGATGTTCGCGGAGGTGACTGCGTGACCAATGATCTCGAATTTAAATACAAATGCCTTCGCGCCGCTGTCCAGGCAATGCGCGAGAAGCAGAAGCTTTTTTTCGCCACCAAAAATCAAACGGCCTTGCGGGACAGCAAGGAGCTTGAACGTCATGTCGATAAGCTACTGGAGACCCCATGACCGATACGCGCAAGAAAAATATAAATTGGATGATTAATGTTGATGCCAATGGAAGAGTATCGAACGAAAACGCGAGGCTCGCTGTGCTGATGGACATTCGCGATGAGCTACAGCATTTAAATCGGCGCATGGACTGCTGGGAAGTTACGGAAGGCTTCCGGTCGATCAGAAAAAATTATCTCTATACGCGCAAGCGCTGGCCATTGGAGAAGAAAGCAAAGCGGAGAAGGAAAACCAAATGATCGATGATAGAGCGACAAGAACCGCCAGAACATTGCTTGGCAGTAATTACAGTGAAATTGCCGCCGAACTTATCGCATCATATGGTGATATTCGGGAAGCGGAAGGGATGAGAAAAGGAGCCGAACATATCGCGACCACGTTCAGGCAAAAAATCGCAGAAGCTAAGGGCGTTCTATAACCATCAGCAAAGGAGAAACACCATGAAGAAATCCCAAAATAAAAAAACCGCCGCCCCGAAGGGCGGCGTGAAGCACAGACCGGTTATTTGCCACTACGTCTCGGGAGCCGTAGTAATCGCCGCCATCATATCGCTGACATGGATCGTCGGCGCAGCTGCGATGTCGAACCGGCCTGCGCACACGACAATCGGCATGTGCGATCAGTTCCAGATTTTCGACCTGCAAGCCAGCCAAATGACGCTGACCTACTGTCGGAAGAATGCCGACACCGCGTCAGCAAAGCCGAGAAAGCATCTCGCCTATGACGGCTCGGCCGATTAACGCAAAGCGCGTCCTGCGCTTCTGCATCCTCATTCTTTCTCTGCCGGTCATGCGGATTATAATGGGGGTGCAGGAAGCTTGGGAGTTGAGCAAGGAGTGAACGGAATGAATAAATTTCAAAGGACGGTTATCGATCGCCTTACATCGATATGCTTGTTGCTGATAATTATTTTAGAAATTTTAATTATAAAATAATAAAAGGTGGCCCGTTTTTCCAACTCGGAAGTTCTGCATGCGGGTTATCAACGATGCCATGAAAGGTTGAGCCAGAAACAAGGCCAAGAGCCTTTACGATAGCGAGCGCGTCCTGCCACTCGCTATCTTCCGCATCCCAATCCAGTTCATTTTCGCCAAGCCTGATGCCGAAGTCGAAGGCGCGCGCGGCTGGCACGGTGTTTCCGTTCTCGTCGATGCGCGTGCAGTTATGCGGGCTTTCGCCGCCTTTGGCGTTGGTGATGATATGCCCTGGAACCGTGCGGCCCTGCGCGTAATCCGCATCTTGCTCGGTGGCACTGCGATATGTTTGCGTTAAAAATACCTCTATACCAACAGCCTCGCAGCGATCGAGAAACTCCTGCGCCAGCGGTTGCAGCACAGGATCGAGATCAGTGATGAGCCGTGAGGCCATGAGATACCTTTTTCTCTAGCTGCGGGCGTTCGGCGCCGATTATCGACCTGATTTCGGCCTTGCTTTGCTCGTCCATGCGGTAGCCGCGGCCCCACACACATTCGATATGGATGCCGTAACGTTCAAGTTTGTGGCGAATTTTGTGAATAAAGACGGTGATGGTCTTTTCATCGGGTGGGTCGTCTACCCGGTTCCCATAAATGACCGTATGGATTTGCGAAACACTCGCGATCGGCCGCGCCATGATGACGCCGACGATGTTACCTTCGGTCGCAGTAAGGCCAAGCCGCTCATAACGAGGATCGTTCTGGCCAAAAACAGCCTCAAGTTGGCGCACTCGTTCTTCTGCCTGACACGCGCGCTCTTGCGCGATCCTGAATTGGCTCAGGACATCGATGGCCATCTGAAAAACCCCTTTGGCATGGGATGAGATTTAGGCGCTTCTTTAGGCTTCTGACGCGCAGCTATACGTTGATTGCGAGCAATTTCTTCTGCCGCCTCGGCGGCTTTCTGCAATTCCTTGGCAAGGCGGCGCGCGTCCGCTTTATGACCGTCCGCAAAAGGATCGCTCATCGCAAAACAGGCTCCTCCACCGGTTTCGTGGCTTGGTCATAGGTTTTGTCGATAAAGAGGCCAGAGACGTGGAAATAACCCAACTCAGCAGCTATCCCGTCCACGATAGCGTTCCCATAGATCTGCAACTCGTACATGATGATCATGCCGAGCAGAACGAAGGCGAGGCCTTTCGTGGCGTACCTCTTGCTTATGATTTATGGATTAGGGCTATTTCGGCATTCCGTCGATCATGTGACGGACCATTTCTTTCGCTTGATCGAAATCGAAGAGGTTGGTTCCTGTCGGCCAGTCGTGATCAGCCGGTTCATGCGCATAGTTTGGTCGCTGGTAACTGATGCCGTTGTCTGGGTTCCATGGCTTTGGCAAACGCCAACTTAGGAAGCTATAAGCCATGTATTCGATCTGCTCTTCCGTCATAGGATCTCCGAGAGGGATTAGGGCTTGTGTGTGAATACGTAGGTGAGAATGGCGCCGAGCATACAGAGAATTAATCCGCCGGCGCTTGATAAAAGAATTACATATAAGCCGCCAACTTTTTTATTTGTCGCTTCGTTGGCGTTCACGATTGATGCCTGAACGGCAGTCGTGAAATCTGTAATTGCTTTGCCGACTTTTTCTTGAACTCCGCTTACTGTATCGCGCATTTCTTTGTTGGATTCGGATATCTCAGTGCGCAATTGATCATTTGACCGGCGCCAGTCCTCATATCGGCGCGCACATTCTTGTTCGTGTGATTGCTCACGCGTTGCGGCAATTGTGGCAAGGGTATGCGCTTCGAGGGCTTTTGCCATTGCTTCATCGCACTTCTCGACCATACCCAACTACCTTCCGCATAAATTTTCGATATTGCGATCAAGGGCGTCGATTTGTTCTTTTTCCGCGCGTGTCCAGCGCGTTTGGAATCCCGGATCAGGTGAAACTTGGCGCAGCCAGGAGCAGGAATTAGGCTCCGCCGCCACGCATCCGCTTAGCGAGATCAGCATTAAGCTGATCATCGCTTTCGCGGGCAACTTCCTCAGCCGATTTCTGAGCATTACTGGCTTCCTTTTTTGTCGCCTTCAGGTCTGATGCCTGCTGCTCAAGCTGGCCAATCCTCTGCTGCTGACGGTTAATAAGCCAATTGAAAAGGCCTACTACAACCGCCGCAGCTTTGAGGAGTAGCCCCACGTTTACTTCGCCGAGCCTGCGCTCTCGGTATTCGTAGGAGTTTCGCTTTGAGCTTTGCTTTCCATTGCGGCCTGAGCCTGTTGCAAAACGGCCTGGGCATCAGCCAAGGCGTCTTTTGTGGTGGTCGCGAGAACCACGGCACCGACACTGGCCGCGGCCGCCGCCACATTGCCCGTAGCGAGAGTTGGCAGCGCCGTTACGAGGGCGCCAAGCGCGGCTTTCGTGTCCTGCTGGAATAGCTGGACACAGAAAGATTTGACGTAAGGCAGAACGTCTTCGTCGAACTCTTCGACAAGGGCCTCGACCTTTTGCTTGATCTCGCTGCCAAGCTCTTCGAGCTTTGCTTCGGCTTCCTCGAAGAAATCCGGCTTTGACGTATCGACCGGGTCGGTCGAGGCGATGTTGGTATCGGACTGTTCAACCATGACTTACTCCTTGTTAGCCATGCTCAGATAGTCCGCTGCATGGAATAGCGGTTAGCCTTCCGAGGGAAGGTCAAGAGGAAAACCCCTCATCGCTTCTGTGCAATGATCGCCTGGGATGCGAAAAATCTTATTCTGTATCCACGTCAACGCGGCGCATCCGATGCAGCCGACGCGCCGGTGCTCAAGGCGCATCTCGGCTAAACGCTGTGAAATTGTGTAATGGGCATTGCCCGCGGCCGGAGTACCTGGCGACGGGCCAAGAATGGCATTGCCAAGCTCGTCCACCGCTATAAGGACAGCGAGGACTCGCGTTTGTAAGCTCATGGGATGGTGATAGCGTTCGACGGAATGCTGCCGACGGTTCCGGCACTATCGGCATAGATTTGTACCGCCGCCACAAAATCGGCGAAGGCGGTCGCAAAGTTCTCGAATGTCGCAACATCCGGAAAAGCATGCATCGAGCCTGCTGTATCTGCCCATGGTAATTGCGAGACGCCGCCGGGAAATCGGCCATTCTTAAGAATGTAGGTTGTGACATTAGCGACGTTGGCGATGCTCTGAGCCGAAACTGAATAATTGCCGTTGAGAGCAGGAGTGCCGGTTGAGGTGAGATTGATGCCGCCGGCGAGAGCAGCTGAGACAGCGGCCGCAACGGTTCGGGCCGTCGATTGGGCGGCAAGGAACGCCGTTACACGCGCATCACTGTCATCGAGCATTTGCCAGTTGCCGGATTCGCCTTGCCCTACGACTTTGGCGTTATCTGAGGAAAGAATGTAAGCCGATTGCGTCATGATGATGATCCTCAGAAGGTATAGGAAGTCACGTTGATGCGGGCGCCGACCGTGCTTTCGGAGTTTTTGTAATAAAGAGTTTGCGCGGTAATAAGCGCAAGATCATTGAACACCGATCCGTTCGTGAAACCTTCTAATGTCGGAGCGGTCGTATCCGACATGAGAGCGATTTGTTCGCCGGTTCCATTGGCATCGGAAGCGACTGCAATACAGCAATCTTGCGTTCCACCATTGCCGCCCATGAAGCCGCTCACGGTTTTTGCGGCTGGCGGAATTGCAGAAGAAAGGCCAACGCTGGTGTAACTGGTGGCCGTGGAACCGCTAGTGACGTTTAGCACATTAATTCCTGCGAAGCTGACCTTATGGCCAGTTTGAACGCCGATGGGGAATTGGTTGCTTCCATTTGTCGGCCAAATGCCGATCAAAGCCGACAGGGTATAACCAGCCGGCATATTGGCGCCGCCATAAATCAGGCTGCTACTGGTCGTCACATTGCAGGCTAGAATGTTCTTTGTGCCGTCTGTCTTACCTATAGCGTAAATCGCGACATATCCGTTTGCCGGCGCGGCGCCGGTGTCCATGCCGCCGGCACCGGTTGTGGCAAGATTGACGGTTTCCGAGTAACTGGGAAGCGAAAGAAGCGTTGCGCCGCTGCTGAGCGCCGATGCTACGATTACCTGATCGGCCGTGAAGGTGAGGCTAGTTCCTGCTGCCGCCTGCGAAGCCTTTAGGCCCGTTGCGCTGCCGATAATCGGGCTTGTGAGGGAGTTTAGAACAACCTGTGTGGCTATAAAATTTGAAAGAGCGTCTTCGATTTCAGTGACGAGATTGGTCAGATTTCCATCGTCTGGCACGCTTACGTTCTGCGCCACGCAGAAGTTGGCGATGCCGGCCGCTATGAATGCCGACTGGCGCCATACTTTGTTTAATTGATCCGATTGGGCGATACCAGCAGAAAAACCGTTCGCGAGTAGAGATGTAAGACCGGCGTAAGTCGCTTGCGAAATTACATTCGCGCCGCCTCCCGTTGCGAACGGAAGAATATCGGTCGTGGCCGTCATACTATCTGCCTCCAGTTAAAGTGGCGAATGCTCCGGTGTCGAAACCGGCGATCGTTGAATTTGCTAAGTCGAATCCGAAGAACGGGTCCCCCGGAATGCTCGGCGAGATGTAATGGCTGATGCGAACGCCGATGGGTTTCACATCGAGATAACCGTTTTCGAGCAAGGCGGTTGTCACTGCATCTAGCGCTACATTGCCGATCACGCCCATCAGCATCGTCATATCGCCATTGTCTTGAATGACGAGATTGTCGGCGCCGAGGACCGGGTTCAGGAATGCGTAAGCCGACGGGATCGTACCGTCCCATTGATTGTTGGCGATCTTCGCGTGCAGTAGCGTGCGATAAGAATCGTCCGGCAAAACGTCGAGTTGCGTCGTGGAATCGAACGGTCCAAGCCAGGTTCCTTCATCGAAACCAAGGCCCGTGGTGTCGAATGAAAAGTAGACGCCGGTAAGAGGTATCTGCAGATCTCGGCTGATGCCGATCCATAGGCCCACGGCGTCAAGCTGAGATCCGACGGCCGTATCAAGATCATAACCAGCCGGCATGGCGAGCATGACGGTTTGTTGGTCAACACTCGGCTGGCAAAGTGCCGCGACCGCTGCCGAAAAGTTCGGTTTTGAAGCGTGTTCGCTGGTGATCAGGCCGGTGTAAGTCGATACACTCACTTACGTCACCGTCAGATTTATATTGCCGGTCGCTGTTACGGGAAGCTGATTGAAGGCGACGGTTAAATCGGTCGCTGTTGGCGAGGCCGGATCAAAGGAAATCGCAATGGCCGTGATGTTGAAAGTCGTGTTGTTTGGCACATTGTAAGCCGCAGCGGATAGAGCCGAGAGCGATATGAGGCCATTATTTGCATAAATGCCCAGGCCGTTTATGTAGTTCACAACAGCCTGAACGATCGCGGCACCGGTGGTCGATTGGTATCCGTTTAGCGCTTTGACGGTGATGTTGACATCGACCGTTTCCTGAGTCGGACGGTAGAAATTGATCGTAACCGGTACGCCAATAGCGTCTTCGATAATTTCCGTGGTCGTTCCGTAAGTTCCAGTGCCGGGCGTTTTTTTCTGCGCGATTGTGGTAGCGATCTGCACCGCATCGCCGCCTTCGATTACAACAGAAATCGAGTGACCCGGCACGCCGTTTCCGTCGGTTGTGCCGGTGTCGTTCTCGAATATTTTAAGCTGTTGTACCCCGGTGAGATTTGCGAGCGCTCCGAAAATGCCGCCGATAATGGACTGCGCCGGCAATTCGGTCGACACGGATTGCCGGCGGCGCAAGGCGGCATCGGTCTCAACCGGATTACCCGGCGTTGCCGCCGAGGCGTTATTCGCAGTCTGCCATCCGAGCGTCGGGGTGATAATCTTCGTAACAGTTCCGATGCCAGCGGAAATGCTTCCAATTTGCTCGGCCGTCGCCGTCACTACAATCGATCCGCCGCCTGGGATCGTGATCGTCGAAGGCAAATCCCACTTGTTCCCGTTGTCGTCCTGAACGACGCCATTATTGATGATCGTGCCCGCCTGTCCGACAATCGTTAAATCCACGGTGCTGTTGCTCGGTACAAGCCGGGCAAGACCATTGATTTTGACGACGCTGGAAAGACCCGCGCCTTGCGATGTGGCTGGACTGAATTGGTTATAGACGGCAATAGCCGCCTGATTGCAGTCGTTGATAGCGTCGGCGAATATCGCCAGCAACTGGCCATCTTGGCTGTCCGGTTGCAGATAAGCATCCGAGCCAAATATCTGCTGAAAACTTGCCTGCAGCGAAGCGAGAATATCGGAATAGGCCGGTGCAGATATGCCGGTGCTAGTCACCTGCGAAGCGAGTGTGGCAAGCGGGTAGGGACCAGGCATTAAAGCACCGTGCTGATTTCAGTTTGTCCGTAAATCGTGTTGATAGTCGCCTGCACGGACAACGCTCGCGTGGCGGGATTCCATTGGCTTGCGTAAGCCGTGATCTCGGTCACGCCTTCCGTATCGAGAATGCGTTCACGTATGGCGCCGTCATATGTCGCCTTAGTTCCCATGCCGAGAATGAGGGTCGAGTAGGGCGTGCCTTCCGTCTTATCGAGAAACCACTCGCCCTGCAGAAGCAGAAGGCGGGTAAGCACGGCCTGCGCGACCGCAGCCGGTGAATTGACAAGAAATTCCGTTGACCCGAAACCGAAGGCGTAATCTCCATTTTCGTCAAGTTCGCGGTATCTCATTCGGGAACCCTTGGCGGTGTTGGCTCGCTATGGCTTCCGCTTGTGCCGTCCGTAAATGTGTTTATGCCGCCAGGATTGAATTGATACCCGCAGCCATCAGCGCCAATCGTTGCTCGGCTCGATGCCTCGATGTTGATGTTGGTGGCTACAAGCTTGATGCGGCCGGGGCTTAAATCGATAAAAGCAGTCCCATCATCCGTGCGTAATTGGCAAGAATTTGTGCTGACACCGCCCGAAAGCACGCGAGGCTGAGATCGAATGCCGGCAATAGCAAATCCGTCTGACAGGTCATGCATGCGCAGTTCGGCTTGCGCCTGAACGCCACCACTTTGCCACCATCCGTCGATGCATCGATCCGCGAAAACGACAAGGACTTCATCCCCCTGTTGAACAGGAAATGTCAGGCTATAACCGCCCGCCGAAGGGAAAACGATCGGCACATCGAGAAGCAGCGGTATTTGCACATTTTGTATGCTGCCGTCTTCTGCGCGCTGCTGGCCAAGGATGGCTGGCTGCACTTCGCACGTCATTTTGACGCGATCAAACGACTGCACGATGCCGGGCATCGCCGTCCACGTTTTTGCCAATAACCCTTCGACCGCCGTGCGGAGCGCTTCCTCGCTATCGTTGTAGCGCTCTTTAGGGTCCATAAGGATTTACTCCCGCCTTGAAGATCAAAGGTGATCCCGGCGGGATCGAGGCATTCACGCCTATGCAAACCAGATCGGTGTACCAATTATTGCCGCGCGTATCGCCTTCATGCTCGGAGATGAGAACCTTGTAAAAACCATCATCACTGAGGCTCGGAACGAGGAAATTGCTCACTTGACCGGGAATGCTTAGGTTGAAATTGAAGCGCTGCACGCTTTCGTTATCGATTTGAATGCGCGAACCGATCTTGATGCTCGGGTTGAGCAGCGTGCGAACTCGAATGCCGTTCTGCGTCTGCTCCGGAAATCCAATCAGGCCGGTTGCCGACGTGAGAACAATTGCGGCACCGGGTAAATAGGACGTGTGCAAAATCAGCTGCAATTTGCCGTCTTGTATGCTCCAGGTGCAGCCGTTCGAGTTTGCCAGCACGCGCATGTAATCGCGCGCCATTCCGTAAAACACCTTGCCGCGCGGTAGGGCGTTTTGCCCAATCGGCGGCTGGTTCTGCGCCTGGGTGACGCCGTAAGCCTCCATGGCATTCGAGAGAATGCCAAAGTGATCCGATGGCGTTGAACCAGCCGAGCGGCTTTGTCTTACAACCGCGAAGTTATAGGCGCTGTCTCCATCCGCTGCGACGAGATCGAGATAGCTATCGATACTGCTTTCGTGGCCTCGATATTTATACTTTATCGTGCCTTGAAAGATGAGGCCGAAATTTCCGTCGTAACCGGCCTTCAAGATAAGTTGCGAAAACTCTTTGGTCTGTAGCTGCTTTACTGTCGCGTCTGAAAGATTGTAGACGCGCACCATGCAGGAATTTGGCGTCTGAAAATCGCCACGCCGCACTTCAAACTTGAATTGCATCTCGGATAGATCGAGCGCCTGACCGCCCGGCGATCCGACAAGAAGGGATGCCTGGCGCAAATACTGCTGCGTCATTACGGAACCACGAAGTAGAGATTTCCGTCAGTCCCGAGGCCTTGATAAGTTGGCGGCACGGCCGGTTCAGCGTCCATTTGAGAAATCAACTGGCCACCGAAATCGAGGTATCCGTACTGCTCAAGTAGATCGGCGCCAGTGATCAGCGGCACGCCTTGAAGAATCGGATTATCGTTCTCATCCGAGAAATCCATCACCCAGCAATTAGCGAACGCGTTCCATTTCAGCGTGACATCGTATGTGTTCGCGCCGAGCGTAATCTCGAAAGATTGCGCCTGCGGCTGTGTCGGGATTTTATAAACCGTGCTCATGGCGAAGTATGTATCCCGATCGGTTGACCGATCGAGCCATCCGAATTAAGCACGAAAGCCGTAATCGCTGGTTGCTGCGTACCAAGGTTTTGCACGGGTCCGTTCGATTCCGGGTTTTCCATGACATCCGCCGACGGCAGGGACGTAGCCTGCGTCTGCACCACGATAATCTGCCGGCACACGGCCGTCACGAAAAGAGAATGCTCGGTTTTGTCGTCCGTTGGTACGGTCAGCGACCGCAGTAGCATGTTGGAATATTTGCGCTTGCCGGTGACAATATCGAACGGTATGCGCGCTTCCTGCAGAGTCAGCAGTTGGTCGTAAACCGTCTGCATGTAATTGAAGTCGCCGGCATCTGTAGTGCCGGTGATGATATTCGAGATCCCGGCTAGGCTATCGAGCGCGGATTGCACACCGCTGTTGCTCCAGCCGAGATGCAAGATCAATTCGCATGGTTTCTTAAAGGCGTGATCCGTGATCGCTGCGCCCTGTTCGACGGGATGCTCGGTGATAACGAGTTCGTCCTGATGCGTTTCCTCTATCGTTACTTGCGCCGAGAATGGTGTCAGCGGCGTTACTCCCGGCGGCAGCGCAAAGCCGGAAGAATAGGGGCCGATCTGGCGCTGCGGCTTAAAGACAGCCGTGACCAAGTCTGGCAGGGTGCTCATTGAATTGCCCCCTGCATGTTCCTAACTAACTGATTATTAACCTCATTTTGCCGTGTCGATACGGCGGCGGCGATCGCTTGCGGATCACTGCCGGTGATGTTGAAATTGTTCGTCTGGTTTACTGATGCGGCGGCGTTCTGCGCAATACGGCCGCGAATATCTCCTTCGCTGCTAAGAGCGGGCCGCTCATAGAAATCTGAAAACAGCCGCCCGGCATCATAGGCATTCGTCGCGCCGCGCAGCTTTGCGCCAGCGCTCTTCTCGCCGCCTTGCGTCAACTCATACTGCATGAACGCAAGTTGCTGATCTAAGGATGAACCGTAAATATCGTGTCCGGCCCAGGCTTTGAATGCCGCGCGGCGATCCTTGTGCCACTGCGCGATGCCGTAAGCGGTATTGTGATCGCCGACGGCACCTGGATTGAAATTGCTCTCAGCCTGTAGATTGGCCGCGATACCAATCGCTTGCGCGTCACTCCAGCCTTTGCTTTTGAAGTAATCGACCGTTTTCTGCCAAGAACTTGTCGTTGTCGAAGCTGAAGGAGCATTAAAACCACCGGCCTCAGTCACATTCTTGAGGTACGCGCCGTGATCAAAAATGTAATTATAAAGCCCGCTACCAAGCGCTTTAAGAGGATGCTGCGTGAGCCGCGCAATTCCGACCTCTAACGCCTGGACATAATGCAATATCCAGATCAGCGGTCCAGCTATCGTCATAAGGCCTTGATAGGCAATGTCTGATGCAGCGCCTACGCCGCGCAAAGCCGTCTGAAATTCATTGCTTCGTCTTGCTGCTTCGGCGCTATTCACGCCGGCTGACCGTAGAAGATTATCGTAGTTTTGAAGCTGTTGTGTTAACTGACCACTCTGCATCGCGAGCAGCGTCTTTTCGTCGATTCCGAGCACATTGGCAAAAGGCTGCGCCTGCCAGAACGGCATATGCTGGAACGTGACACTCAAATCCCTCATCGCCGCGACGGCGTCATGCACATGCTCCGGCGCAACGCCGAGTTTTTCCAAGAACTCCGCAGAACCTGGATAGCTGCGTATGAAGTGCGCCAGATTTTCTAGTGAGGCTTGCGCGGAATCCGCGCTGCCGCCGAGATTACTGACGGCGTAATCGAACCCTTTCATCGCCGCCACGGCGCTACCGGTGCGCTGCGCCGCGAAATACATCTTTTCCATAGCCTCGGAAACCCGAGCCATCATAACCATAAGGCTGGTCTCGGTGATCGCCGTGGCAATTCCGAGTGTGTTTACCGCCTTGGTTGCGCCCGCAATGGAGTCGGTGAATTTTTTATATTTGCTGTCGTCGATCTTAAAACCAAGCGCGACGAGAAATTCCTTAAGCGTGAACGTCTGCGCCATATCATTTGTCCTTATTCGCCTGGGCGATGCGGTAATCGTTCTCTAACTGAACGTCGATCGCGTCGTTCATGCGGGCTATGTCGCAAATGTCAAGCGCGCCATTTTTGAGGCTCTCGTATGAGCACAGGCCTTTCATGACCGGCCGCATAAGCCAGTCGTCGCCCTCCGGCATTACCGCGGCGTCTATTCCTGAGCCGGGGTTGCTGCGGATGCCTTTTGCAAGAGGGCGTCGATAAAAGGGCCGAAATTGTCCTCCAGAACTTTTTGCGCTATTTCCAGCATATTCGGCAGGCTCAAATCATTGAACATGAGGTTGCCGGTCGCTGACATCAAAGGCGCCCAAACGGCACCTTGTAATTTCTTGACGACAGAGAGGCAGTTTTTCAGCACATAATTGGCATCGTCCTCGGACAGCTTCGATACGGCCGTTGCGATATATCCGATTGCCAGAAGGGGATCTTTATCCCGCACGGCTCCGGCACCAACGATACTTGAGAATAACGATCCCATGCGGCGCAGAACGTGAAACTGCGTGAAAAGAGGTAATTTATCGGATTGGTATTTAACCCCGTCGATCTCAAACTCTGCCATTTAAACCCCCGTTTCCGATTAAACCGATCCGGCACCAAACGTCGCAAGATTCGCGAGCAAGCCGCCGCCGAGGCTGCTATCGAGCATGCAGTCGAAAGCCCACTCGTTATAGCGGCCGTTCTTGTCGTAAGTGACGTCGGGATGCTTTTTGAAGGCTCCATAGGTGGCCGTGATCGAATCCCCGGAAACGGGATTTTTGATCGAAATGACGTTAAGGCCCCAAGCCGCAGAGGATTGGGATTGTACATTGTACATCTGGCTCAACTGTGCATTGACAGGCGATGTTTTGAGCAAGCGCACAACGATTTGCCCCGCCTTGCTGGCATTGAGGCTGTTCATCACGCTACCGTCGGCAGATACGGTCTGAATGTTCTTATCGTCGCGATAAGAAACGGTAATGCCTTCCTCTGTGGTCGCGGCGCCAGCGCCGAGATTAATCGAGCCGCCAGGTCCGTTGATCGCGGCCTGGACGTCAAGAAAGGAATAAGTTGATACGGCCATTTAAAGCTCCCTAGCGATTTACGTTGACGAGGATGTTGACCGTGTCGACGGCACCGGCGAGTTTCGCGGCAATCTGAATAGGCGGCGATTTTCGCGCAGCACGATCCGCTGTGGCTTGCAGCGCTACCGTCTCGGCATAAACGTAATATCCTCGATCAAGGAAATCGCCCTGCTTAAGGTTGCCGAAACCGCCGGTGGTCCAGGTGCCGGGCGCGAGCAGTCCATTGGCGACGAAGGCCGCGCAAGTCGCCTCGCATACGTTCACAATCTGATGCACGCCGGCGTCGGTCTGTGGGATCTTCGTCGGATTGGTGTAGAGCAGGTTGAAAACATTGACCTGCAGTTCGTTCGCGAGCGCGTCGGTTCCATGAATTTCGTCGATAAAGGCCGGTCCGGACATCCAGCCATTTTCGATAATAGCCGTGCCGTTGTTGTAATTGACGAAGTAATTGTAGCGCTTGGTATCAAGCACCGCGGCTTGCGAGGAAGTTAGATTTTCCGCGACGATCCCTGGCTCCTGCTTGTACATGAGATCGATAACGGTGTTGTTGCCCTGGAAATTGACCGTGAACTCACGCCCGAAGATCGAGGCAGCGGAATAAGAATTTGACGAACTCCAGCTGCAGAATGTGCGCGTATAGCCGAGCGCCATAATCTCTGAGCCGATGTCGGTCGTGGTGGTCGAAACAAGAGCGCCGGGTTCGGTCGTGCTGATGCCATAAATATGCGGATTGCCGGAAGCTTGGATATATCCTGCGATGGCAATGTGATCGTTATCAACGATGTCTGGAGACGCGACCGTAAGGCCATACCACTGCGTCTTCAGATCATCGAGGATCGTGACGGCAGCCAGCGCGCTTTCGGCTGCGATGCCGTTGATTGGTGTAGATGCACCACTGGCCGAAGTGAGGCCGAGTAGCGCTGATACGTCCGTACCGGCTCCGGCCGTGGCATAGGCGACGGTTGAGCTTGTTCCGGTGGTCGACGACGTGACTTGGAAAAATTCACCTGTCCATACGCAGGTTGCGTGGCCCGAGAGCGCCGTCGTGATGATCGTGGCGATGCCGTTAAGATTGCTGGCACCGGTGAAATTGAGGGCCGTCAAATTGCGCGCAACACCATCGATCGTGAAATCGACACCACCGTTGCTGATAGCTGTAAAATTGCTCAATTGCTGCTGCGTAGAGTTAAGGGCGGCGCCATTCAAAATGCCCGCCGTCGCGCTATGCGCCCAGCGCCCGACATAAAGTTGTGTCGGCTGAGGAATTTGGGAAAAGAAAAGCTCGGCCGCGAGATATTCAGGCGCCGAGGTGCCGAAATCCGCCGCCACTTCCTGCAGATCGCCATAAGTGCGAATGCGCTGGCTAACATCGATTACATTGCTGTCGCCCATGATAAGAAGGGAGTCGACATTGAGAAATTGCGCACCAAGCGGAGCGAGATTGACCGAGACGTCAATTAGTCTCGATACGGGTAAACCTTGAGACATTTGTTAAACTCCCTGTTGATTAGGTAGGGTGACTTTGATGTTGCGGGTAAGCGGCGACACATCCGTGACCAGTTGGTCGTTGCCGCTCAATTCGAGAATGTCGAGCACGGGGTAAACGCGGACCACCGCGCGGCGGAAATTCAGCAAGAGATCGATGCGCCGAACCCAGATGTTATTGACCAATTCCGGCACTTGGATCATGTCGCCGGCGTCGATAAATCCCATGCCGGCCAGTTGCAGGGCTTCGCGGTTTTGCGCTATCTGCCATCCATCGCGCAGCCGCGAGGCATTACGCATGCAAGAAGGGCCGTAAAACGTGCAGAGCACGCCGATCTCTTCTTGGTGGTAGAGAATATCACCCTGCAGAGCGGCCGCATTGATGTCGAAAGTCTGGCCATCGTCTAAGGTGGCGTCCGGCTTGTCATATTGCTGCTGTGATACGTCGTAGGGCTCGGGTGAGGCATCGAAAGTCTGACCGGTATCAAAATCACCGCTGGCTTGATCCTGATCACCGGAATAACGACTCCCGTCGTCGAATTTCGCGCCCGGTGCCTCATATGTCTTACTTGCGTGTATGATAGCGCTGTAGGTGTCGGATTTAAGATTATCGACGCCGAATGCCATCCAGTTGATGTTTTGTGCCTGCATATTCGATGGCACCGGTTGCCAGCGTGGCAGCACTAGGTTTCCAACAATGCCCGACATGCCGCTGAAAAGCGGTTGCAAAAAACGTGAAAGATCGTCGTCGTAATGAGGCGGCTTTCGATCCCAGAAATCGCCGTATTGATTGTATTTGGCACCAAGATCGTCCCACTTCTTATCTTCCGGGATAAGCGTGCCGCCGGTTGCGCTCGTCGTGATAGTCATGTCGAGGCATCCTGTGTATCAATCATCTCGCACTCATTGGCGGTAAAGCCCTGTCCGAAATGCGACCAATTGTTTGGTTTCTTGACGACGTAATTGTTTCCGTTCCACGTCACAATGTCCGGCTCAAATCCAGCCTGCACCGCGTAAAGCGTCGTGCGTGTGTGAACCGTGATCACTTTCTTCGCCAGTTCGGAATCGGCGGCGCGTTGCATCGGCAACATACTTCCGACTGTCACCACGCCATAAATATTCAGTTTCGTTGTGGCCGGGTTGAACTCAAAGCCGCTGTTGGCGACTTCTTGCGTCTTGCGGGTTATGATTATTGGGTCGCTGAAATCGGGATCGTCCAGCACATCGGAGACATCGAGATCGGCCATTATTTTTTCCGAATGACGTAAGTGATCGAATTGAGCAGTTGCCCGGTATCGATCAGGGGCTTTGTTCTATTCACGCCGCGCGCGGCGCGCGCCTCCAGCGTGGATTGCGCGAGGGCCGGCGGTATGCCCGCCGTGATGCGCGCCTTGACGGCTGACTGCGCCACAAGGCCGGCGGCATTCAGCCCGTTTTGCACGGAGTCAAGATCTCCGGCCAAGGCATTCTGCCCGGCCTTGCGAAAGATCGATGCCACCTTGTCGGAGACCGACTTAATACCGGGCACCAGAAAAGGGCGTGCCGGTATGTTATTGATCGGACTGCCAGTTTCCTGAATATAGCCAATCGCCGCGTTGCCTATTGCGGCATCATCAGTGCGATTTGTGTTGTCCGCCGGGATGCCGACATAGACGACGCTTTCCGTAAGAGCAGCGAGGGCTTTTTCGAAATCACGGCTATGATCCTTGACGATCGTAACGGCCGTATTCATAGCTGCGCGCCGCCGGCGCCCACCATGCGGGCGAGGCGAAGATATTGGAGGCCGTAGGTCGTGAGGTTAAAATCACCACCTTTTTCCAACGTCACGTTCTGCGCATCGTATCCAGCCGAAACCTTATCGACGGCCTTCGCCGACACAACACCTTGCGTAACACCAGGGACGCCGCCGGTAGCTGCCGCCTTCGCGCGTTGCCGAGCCAGCGCGATATTATGCGCTGTAAAAAGCTGCACACCTTGATCCTGAAGCGATCCCCAGCGCGGCGACGAGCAAAGCTGATAGCCAAGGTTCAGGTAGAACTCTACCTGTCCCTGGCTATAATTTGTTGTGTTGCTGAACTCAGGAAAGTTCGTAACGAAGTCGCTATAGGCAATCGTCACCGATTGGCCCGGCCGCGGCCAAAGCGGCTCTGCGCGGGCTTTTCGGCTTCATCGCTGGCTGCATCGACTTCAGCCGGTGCTTCCTGCAACTTTTCCTCTGGCTCACTGGAACCGCTTTCCCTTTGCTGCGCGGGCTTTTCGGCTTCATCGCTATGGATGAAATTCTGCGTATAGCTATGATCCGCTACTTCATCATCGACTTGCTGAACGCCGGGTTCGAAACGTAGCTCCCTTGTGGAAAGCCATGTTTCATTGCTCGGAAGCCTAAGAGTGAAGGCCGTATGGACGTTGATTTGCCGCTTAGCCATGTCGGCCCCCTTCCTCTTAGATGTTGTCGCGATAGCCGATGGTTTCCGGATACACGAACTCCATGCAGCCCAGGCGACCGAAATACGTGCACATCTGATAGATAGAGCGGTATTCGATCGGAGTGCGCTGCAACGGAACCAGCGGATAGCGGACGCGCTGCTTGTCCTTCGTGTAGGCCACGATACGGCCGTGACCATTTTCGGTGAATGCCGTACCGCCGGAGCCGCGGCCAGTTAGCCACTTCACCGGAGCGATGCGCAGCGGGCGACCATTCACGCGCATCGATACGGAATTGTCCTCGAGGAATTTGAGGATCGAAACCGAACCGGCAGTCGTGACAGGGGTTGCCGCCAGATAGCCGTAAGGCGCCGGAGGAATGAGAAGGTCAGACGGGCATACCGCGTAGCCTGACTTTTTCCACACGTCCGTGACCAACTCATTGACGTCCGCCAAAATCTGCGCTGGCGTCGTAGAGCCACCGAGCCATGCGCCTGTGACGGCGTTGCCGGTGCTGCTGACAATAGCAGTGCTGTTGACGAGGCCGGTTTTGTTCATGTCGGTGTCGCCGATATAAACCATCTCATCGATGTCCATATTGTGCTTGATCTTGATGCCCTCAAGCTTTTGCTGGTCGACTGGGCGACCCAATTTCTGAGCGCTTTCAAGCTCAGGGATGGAATAGCCAAGTTCCATGCCCCACAGGTAAAGTGGGTTTGGAGTTTTGGCGATGTCCAGCGCCATATTGGCAATCTGGGTGCTGTCCTTACCGATGAAGGCTTTGCCCTTCGGGTTCATTCCGCCAGCGGCCGCAAAGGTGCTGTTGGTGAAGCTCGAAGTTTCATCGGCAATCGAGACGTCTTCGCGCAAATCGATGTCGCGCGACCAAGTCACGCTGACAAGCGGTTCATGCAAAGCGGGATCGAGGCGTTCCAACTCATTGATAAGGAACGCACCGGTGCTGTCGATCGTAGCGCGATCGAAAGTGAACAGCTGATCATTCGTTTGCACGCGCTTGCGCACAGACGAAAAGCCTTTGGGCGGCATGATCAGGCTGGACGTGAGGTGGTCGGTATTCATGTTCATGATCTCCTTTGGATTACATTCTGTAGGCGATTTCGGTGTTGCCGTTGGCATCCGCCGGTCCCATGAACGTCGCGTTCGGAACAGGGACGTTGGTCGCGGTCACGGTGATGTCGAAGCCGTCGCCGACAACGAAGTCGGTGCTGCCGTCCGTGATTGTGAGGACAAGCTGCTGGTTCGTGAACGTAACCGCTTGGCCAGATCCGGAATAACCTTGAGAGTCGATCAGGTTGCCGTTCGGATCGTAAAGGTTCCACAGCGCGATATTCGTGCCAGCGGATTCCACACGGGCCTTGTACACACCGGGTTGCGCTAAAGCTCCAGCCGTAATAGCGCTTGTCACGCCATTGCCGGTATTGCCGCCCGACTTCGCCGCTGAAACGCCCGAACCGCTCGCTGCGGCTTCGATACCGCCTTGAACGAGATTGCCTGACGTTGCCGCCGTGCGGACATAGACCTGTCCACCCTTAACCGGTGCCGTCGAGTTTTGCAGAAGGACGCTGACATAACCCTTTTTGCAAACATCGGCCGGATAAGTGGTGTTCGGCGTCGAAGTGCCGAGACCGTCCGTGGTGTTGGTGTTGCTGATCGGGAAAGGACGCAGAAGAATGCCGTAAATGGCGCTTCCTGCATCGCCGGCCAGAACCTTGCGGGCGTTATGGCTTGTGCCGTCGATCACGACGAACTGGCCGAACGCCGCCGGCGGATTGGTCGCGTCATAGTTCATGGCTTCGACAATCGCGCCTTCTTTGCGGGACAGATCGCCCGGAATGCCGGAAGGCATACGGTCGAGGAAAGCCACGTCGTTTGTCTGGATTCTCATATTTGATCTCCTTAGGCTTGTTTGCGATCTGCCCAGAACTTGGCATTCGCAGCGTTGATGGATGCAGGGGTCACGGTCTTGCCGAAATCGCGCACGGTGAGCTTGTCGCGAGTGCCGCCGGCGTTGTTCTTCTGCCGGATGAGTTCGGAAGCGCCTGTGAAGATGATCGCGACGGTTGGTGCCGCCATCTTATCGAAGTCGGCGTCTTGGCCAGCCAGGAACGGCTCGATCACGCTTTTTCCGCTATCGGTGGCATAGGCTGAAGCGAGCACCTTGCGCTGGCATTTGCAGACGGAATCCGCGAATTTCTTCGGATCGGCCTTGGCGTCGTGCGTCGGAACCTTGAAGCCAGGCGAGAGAAGCTCGGCGCGGGACGCAAGATCCTGCAGAGCGGCCTTGTGCTCGGCATCCTTGGTCTTTTTGTCGTTGCCTTTGCCTTCTTCCTTTTCCTCTTCTTCGGTCTCTTCTTCTTTTTCATCATAGGAATCGCCGCCATCGACCAGCTTTCTGATCAGTTCTTCGAGCTTCGCAACGCGCTGCTCAAGACTGTTTTCGCCTTCGTCGCCGGTCTTCTCCTCGCCTTCTTTTTTGCCTTCGTTCTTTGCATTCGGATCGGCCTCGTCCTCGCCTTTTTCACCGTAGTTATGGACGTGCACCTGAACGCCATTGGCTTCCGTGCCTTCGCCCATCTGGGTCTCGGCATCTTTGACCGCTTCGGCGAGCGCTTTTTCGTCATTCAACGTCATAGCGGCCCGGATGCGGTCCCACACCGTAACTTTCTTCTTCATAGTTGGACTCCTATCTTGGATTGCGCAGCGCGGGCCACATCGGCCCCGCTCAACCAGTGCAACGTGGTTTCCCACGATGTCGAATTGCCGCCCGCGACCCGGCTCAACTTGCTCGTATTCCGCTTGGTATCCGCAGGACACCTCGCGCTTGCCGTCGCGGACGGCCTCAATTGCGTCTTTGTCGTGAATAAGAAGATCGGCAATGATGCAATCGTCATAGATGCCTGTGCCGCGGCGCACGTTCTGAACATGACCGACGGCAAAGTTTTTGTAATTTTCCGGGTCTACTTGGTCTTCGGGATGGTCGTTCGTAACCGGCTTCCCTTCGAAAGACGCAAGAGTTTCCGGACGAAAGACTTCCTCAGGATCTCTCTGCACTCGGATAAGACCGTCACGGCCCGGTTCAACCGTCGTTCCGTCGTCCGGGCCATAGATCAACTCTCCGGTACGCGCGATTGCTACATCGCGGCACAGTAAAAATCCCTCGTTCGTCAGCGACTGGTTTTTGCTGATCGCGTGCGGCGTATAGAACCGCATCGTCTTTCTGGGATGCTCGCCCGGCAGCGCTTCGTCTTCGCCCGCTTTTTTATAGGCAATAGCGGCGGCTTGCGCGCGCGTCTTTCCTGCTCTTATCTCGACTGCAATATTATGGCCTATCGTCGCGCGCGAGCTTCCTGGCTCAAGGGGCACTTGGTGCTCCGGAGGGTTGAGGAGCCGATGCTGCGGCGACGAGAGGTGCTGGCGGCGGCGCGGCCGTGGGAAGGACGGCCGGTGAGGGCGCTATGGGGGCCTGATCCGTGACCGGCGCCAGCGTTTTCATCGTGTTCGTGATGGTGTCTTCCTTGTTGCGACTGCCAAGCGACGAACCGAAATAGTAAGTGATAACGCCGGCGAAACCGGTGCCCCCCAGAAGGCCGAGCAGGATGTTGACTAGATCGCGGTTCTCCGGCGGCACGCCATGGTTCATCAGGGCGTAGAGCACGAAGAAGAAGCCGACGACAATGATGAGCGCGAGTGCCATCTGGCCCGAGCAGCGCTGCAGGTTGGGGAAGTTCATTGTATCCTCTTGGGAAAAAATTATTGTAAATCTCCGGACAGTATCCATGTATTTGCAGAAACTTGTCTAAGCTCTGCCACGGAATATTGGCCGAACAACCTCAGGGTGGTTGATGAATTGATTGTCACGCCAGGACCTTCTGCGACTGAAAGTTGTCCTATACCAACCTGAGAAATAGATATTTTTGCTCCGACTGGAATTGGAGCGCTTGAATTAGGTGGTACCGTCAGAGTGCATGAAGATGAACAATTCATCTGAATAAAATTGGGCGGTGCTGATGAGCTTCCTGCATCAGCAGATACAATGACATAATCCCCTATATGAGAAGTTGAATTGAAATAAACAAAGTTAACCCCGGCAAGATCTGCCCAAATATTTGTTATATCGTTATACGCATTCTGAAAATTTTGACGTATTACAGAGGAATCCAAATCCGAATCTGACGCAGGTACTGTAGGGTCTATAGTTGAGACATTACTGGCGTATGCAGAATTAACCAGAAAAAGAAATAGAAAAACGCTATGAAAAATTATTTTCATCATACAAACCTCTTTGAGAGATCCATCATGTTGGATTCGAGAGCATCGATCAGGCTTGATTATTACTGTACGGATGAAGGATGCATCATCTGATCGATAAGTGCGGGAATGCCTTGCGCGGTTTTTTGCAGATCGGCGCGGCAATCATTTAACGATTGCTTCAAGTGCTGATTATAAAGAGGCTGGACGATATTGCCCACTACCAGAATAATGATAAGCCAGATGAGCGATGTTTTCGACATCTAACCTCCTAATACGGCGTGCAGCTAAAGCTTACTACATCGCCGCTTACGGTTGTTCCCTGTAAACCAGCAGATGTAGTTGTTGATGCGATCTGCGACCATGAAGAGGTGTCGGAAGTAGTGGTAGCGTCTAGAAAATTGCCGCATACGTAGCCATGCGGTGCTGCCAACGCGCTAGAGCCATTTGGAGTAATTATTACCGTGCAGGCCCCGGTAGTACCCGAGGTAAAACTGCCTATCGCTCCCGTACCGGTCGGGGCACTCGCAGTACAACCGGAAACCGAGAATGTGTCGGAACCATTCTTCTCGGCAATAATGCCAGTTGCCGACCCGAGAATGTTGAACGCTTTCGAGGCTACCCGGAAATCATTCGGGCCGATACGAGCGCCGGAAAGCGTGGTCGTGGCCGCGAGGCTGAGGGCATATTTTTGAGTACCAGAATTATCATCATATGCCTGGTTGCCAGAAATATATAGATTATCGACAGTAACTTGATTGGCAAGACAGATGGCCGCCTTTAACGCATCGGTAGCGGTAGTAAACCCATTATTTGCAAAGGTATTATCTTGAATGTTGATGTTGCTTATGACCGCAGTATTAGCCGCATTTGGACCGATCATCGCAATCCCGCATTGACCAGCTTCCGTTATAATGTTTCCGGTTATATTCACCCCTGTGAGGGCCGTCCCTGCGGTTGGTACTTGAAGAGCGATTCCAGCGCCCGCCGTAGTTTTAATTCTGTTCCCGCTAATTACCGTAGTAGCTTTAAAGCCTGTTGATGGGTTAGCTTGCCCATAATTGATGAAAACCGCTCTGCTTGTGTTATATAAGCTATTGCCACTTATAACGGTTTCTACTCCCCCTATGGTATTTAGAGTGCCATAATCAACCGCAATGCCGCTAATAGCGTTACTAGCCGTTGTCGTGTAAATACTTTCATTTCCGTAGCAGACATTACCGACCGCTGTAAAATTTGATCCGCCAGAATTGGCTATGCAAGCCGGTGTTGTTAATGTGCCACCACCAGTCGAATTGTAGCCAGCGATCACTATATTATCGTTAAATGTTTCGTGCGCCAGCACAGTCGCGGCGGATTGCGCCTCTACAAACGCTCCGTAGTGAGCCGGGTTTATGATGATGTTGCCAATCACGGAATCAACATCACCGCCGCTGATCGAAAGGGCATCGCCAATCCCATTAGAACCAGCTTGGCTATTACCTCCCTTACCACCACCGAAGCGGCCAGCGTTCATAATAATATTGTAATTTTTGAACCCATTAAACGGAAAATCTGTAGCTAATCCTGTCGCATTCGTGTCATGGATAAAAAGATGATTGATATTAAAATCAGAGGCACAGGATAAATTAACGCCTTTCGAAGAAACGTTATAGCTTGCTAGCGTTGCGCTTTCGTCATCAATTTCGAAGTAGCTAAGCTCATTATATTTTTGATTAAGGGCTTTTGTCGGCGTGCACGTCGACGCCGTAACGCCGTTTGATAGCGCCCGGCTGGTAATAGTCGCCGCTGTCTTGTCTGTTGTCGAAATCCATTTCAAGACCGATTTACCAATACCTTGCCCACGAATGCTGACATCCGTATCGAGAATTATGCCGCTGGCCATAATGCAAAGTCCAAACGGCAGCATGATGGTACCGCCACCAGCGGTATTGGCAGCCGTATCCGCTGCTTGCAAGGCGGTTGCGTCATTGGTTCCGAACGTCCCGCGTGCGATCCCAGCAATGCTGGTACTCGGGGCAACCGTAAGAACCGCATTGCCGCCGGAGACGCTTGCAATCGTGGTGTTAAGAACGTTTACAAAGGTAAGCGCGGTGCCGGTATTGGTTGCCGTGGCATTGACATTCATAATAACGGAAGTGCTGCTTCCAAAATCGATGACCTTGGCCCCCGCAGGAATGCCGGTGCCTATAATCGATTGACCTAAAACAAGGCCGGTTAAGTTCGGAAGGTTGGCGATAATATTGGAGCCGCTCGTCGTATCTCCGGTAGTGGCCTGATTGGTTCCAGCAAAGATGGTGATCATCTTGCCCGTATCATTGTTGGTGAATGAGTAACCCACACTCGATATAGTTGTGCTGCTAGCGGTCGTTGTGAAGTCCGTGCGGAATTGCCCGTCGCATTTAGCCCCATAGTTGGATACATATAAAGGTGGCTGACCGATGATAGTCTGCAACAGAGCCTGATTGACGGTTGTGCTGGCCGATAGAGGAGAAATGGCCGTTCCGTTTCCGGCGTAATACCCGAGTTGATTAGGGCCACCAGTGTTGACTGTTCCAGAACCGCCGCCGCCAGTCCCATTCGCAGCCGCCGTAATTCTTCCGTTCGAATCAACGGTTAGATTAGTGTTTGTGTAGCTCCCTGGTGTAACCGCGGTTGTCGGCAGGAGCGCCGAATTAAGCGTGCCGCTTGAGATATTGCTCGCATTTGTCGTGTCGGTTGTCGCTGATGCGGCAAGACCGGAAATATCAGATGCCGCCGGCTGCGCCTGCGAAACGACGCCTGCTGTCGATATACCCGTCAAAAACTGGTGCAAGACGGGATCAATGCTTTCAACACCGCCCAACGATATAGCTGACGGATTCGGCAGATCAGAACCCAACAATGAGCGGCTTGAGATTGTCCCATTGGAGCCAGTAGCGAAAACGACCCCGTTACCAAGACCCGATAACGTCAATCCACCGAAAGTCGGCGACGAGGAGGTTCCCAGGCCAATATCGGTGCGTGCCGTAGTGGTGTTCGCCAGAGCCGCCGCTACAGAGCCGGTGCCGGAGGCAATCACATCGCCAGTCAAAGATGTAAATCCGCCACCGCCCACACCGGCAACGCCAGCACATATAAATCCTGTATTGTTTGTCCATCCAATTGCGTCTCCCGCTAAAGGATTGCAGGCAGGAATTGAAATACCAGTGGGAGATCCGCCGGTAACAGAACCCAATAATTGATTAGCGCCAATCGATACTGATCCTGCAATTATCGAATAAATATTCGTGATGTCGTTCCAGGCGCGCTGGAACTGCTGGCGCAGCACGGCGCTGGATAACGCGCTGCCCTGAGCGGGCTGTGATGTGTCGATGGTGGACGTGGTTGCATAGGCGTTTGATCCTCGCAGAAGCGCGAGCAGCACCAGTAAAGCTGAAAGCTTCTTCATTCCAGCAACTCCTTGGGTATTATGGGTTCCGCGTAGCAGCGGCAATTGGGTAACGTACCGGCGTGTCCGGTAAGGCCATCGAGTGTTGGCGGGCTTCCCCACCTGACAAACTTTCCCTCCATCTTTCGATGGCTTGGTCGAACATCTTGATCGTGAGCGGTGCGCCAGATGTATCCGTCGCTGCCAACAAACTCAGCTCTGGCTTGAGTAAGTACAGAAGAAGTCCGTGATACTTCTGTTCGCGCAATAGTCGCTGCACGCGCCGCCGCCACAGCGCCTGATCTTTGGATCTCGCGGGCAATCTCAGAAGCGCGACCTGATTGCTCGGCATTCTTGATCACCAGTTCGTGAACGCGCTCCGCCGCAACCGCCGGCATGCTCGTAATGAGCGTTACCTGTTTCTGCATCAATTCCTGAAAGCGCACCCCGATAGGTGCTCGCTTGATTTCTTCCCTAATGCCGCGGCTTAGTTCTTCGGTGGCCGTTTTCCATGCCCGCGCGTCGGCCTTGCTGACTTGCTCGACCATCAGTCGCGCACGGGTCTTAGCCCACGGCTCCA